TAATCTCCGGGGAAGCGGGCGAGTCTCTTTTCCTGAGACAGGGACTGCACCGAGCCAACCGTAACGGGAAGAGAGCTTCCGAGACTTGTGGACTCTGCCTTTTCCAGGACGCTGTCGAGTCCCGATGCTTCCTTTAATTTGTCTGCCGCCTGATCCAGGAGCTCCACGCGATGCGCCATAATCAGCACGCGGTGCCCTTTATCTACTTGATTTTCTGCGACTGAGGAAAATACAACCGTCTTGCCGCATCCGGTGGGGAGCACCAGAAGTGTCTTCCGGTACCCCTCATCCCATGCGTTTAAGATGGCGTGCTTTGCCTCAGCCTGATAAGGTCTGAGTTCGTACATCGCGCACCTCCTTAGTTAAACGGCAGCTCGTCTACGACATTGTCAGGAATCGTCATGAACTCATCCTCGGGCGGGAAGTTCTTCTCGTCGTAATCGTAGAAGCGGTCGACATCATTGACCTGACGGTCGTTCCCGTCCTTGTCGGTGTAAGAGCGGGGCTTGAAATGTGCGCGCCCGCGTGAGCCTACGACCTTGTTCCAGTCCATGACGAGCCTCTCGCCGTGCTTCTTCTGACCGATGCAGCGGAAGAATGCGGAAATGCGCCACTCCACGACACGGTTGAGAATCAAATCGGTTCTGATAGATGCAATACCGTCATCAGTCCTCACCTGAAGGGTGAGCGTTGCCTTATTGCAGGCACTCATCTTGGCAGAGCCGGGAAAACGCCCGCGCTCGAAATCGGTAACGGTGAAGTTGTAATCACCCTCGGGCAGGATGATAAATTCCTGGCCGTCGTTCTCGATGGCATCATCCCAGTCCATTGCAGCGTTATTCGTATAATTGGTATCCATAAGTGGTTCCTCCTTTAATCCAATACAGTTTTATTTGCGTTAATAAGGTTCAAAATCTGCGGCCAGTACTTGATGACCCAGCCGGTGATAAAGTGCTCGTGGTAGCTCTCGATGGGAGCGGAGATGTCGTAGTGCCCCTTGGATGCCACGACCTTCTGGACATCCTCATCGGTAACGCCGGCGTCCGCCATCATCTTTCGTAAGGTGTCGATGGGAGACCTGCCGGTCTCTGCGGATGTCTTGCCGCTAGCCGCTGTGGGTGTTTTGGCGGTGTCGGCAGCAGTCTTGCCGGTATTACCTGATGTATTTCCGGTCTCTTTGGCAGAGGCAGCGGGAGCTTCAGACTTCGGCTTATCCTTCTTATCGAAGATGAAGGCGAGGTTCTTGTAATCCAGATCGATGACCTCAGGGAGCTTAATGCGGCTCTTGGCATCCCATGCCGGGTGATGCGCGGTATAGATGACGCGCTTGCCACCCTGTGCCTTCTTGGTGTCGTTCTCGGAAGTAACAACGAAGGTCTGATAATTGCAGAAGAGGAGCATGTCGCACCATTCCTTAAGAAGAGGCGCTACCTGCTTACTAAGCTTCATCTCCCAGCGGTCGTAGGCACCCATTTCGTCGGGTTGCTCGAACTTGCGCATCTTGGCATGTGCGGTAATGACCACGTTGATGCCGGCGGCAATGACCAGGTCACAGGCGGAAAGTAATCTTGCAAACTCCTCCGCAAGATAGGTGTATCCCTTGCCATAGCCGAAGCTCTCAATGGAGTTCTGCTTGTACTTGGCGCAAAGATAGGAGCAAATAAGCTGCTCCGCCCAGTCCGCTGTATCAATGACCAGGGTCTTGCAGATTCCGGGTGTCGCCGCGACTTCCTTAATGATGGAAAGAAGATCTTCCCAGCTTCCCGGCTTATCTATACGGCGGATGTCCATGTGTGAAGTACCGCCTTCGGTATCGATGATGACGGGGTCCGGGAAATTGGCTGCAAGCGTTGACTTGCCGATTCCTTCCGGACCGTAGATGACCACCTTTTGGGCGCGGTCAATCTTCCCTTTTGTTATGTTGAGCATTTTCTACCTCCTTACTTGAGTGAGCAGCTGCGGTCATTTACCACGCTGCAGCCGGGCACCTTGGTGCCGGAATTAATGAGTTTTTTAACCTCCGTCTTGGCGACCTCGGGCGCCGGAATACGGAAGCAGTTTGTAAACTTGTTTCGCTTAAGCCACCTGACAGCCTTTGCGGCATCCGTGACCTCAAGCCTTGCGGTCGCACGGTAGGAGAGCGTGGCAATACCGAGGTCGGTCTTTTCTCCGCCGCATTCACGGTCGAGCACCTTCATCAGGCGTTCCTCCTTCTTCTCCAGACGGCTGCGCCGCTCCTTGAGTCTTGTCTCCTCTGCTTTAAGTGCCGTTTCCTCGGAGCGGAGATTAAGAACCAGCTTTGCCAGGTATTCCAGGATGGACTTACGCTCCATCTGAAGTGCGCCGATCTGCGCCTCCAGCTCGTCGATGTCGCAGAGGATTTCTCCGGTCTCCGGATCGAACTCAATTTGGTCTGCGAGATGCTGGATTTCTGCGTTTATCTCGTACAGCTTCATGATGTTTGTTCTCCTTTCTGCCGCGTACTGCGTCACTTCTCATTTGTTCGGTGCAGGAAAGCGCGGTCATCTTTTCTGCAAGACGCTTCGATACCACAGAGATGGCGGTGAGCACGCCGATAAGCTCGTCATTGGATTCATCTCTGTGAATGGTCATGGTTGTTTCTCGTTTCATGTCTTTACCTCCTGTCCTGAAGGCTCGTTTTACTTCGTCCTTCAATCCCTACTTGAGGTTTGGAAGCGTATTGGGCGAAAAATTCTTAAAATTTTTTTGAAATGTGTTAGATGTAGTCATTCAGAGCCTCGCGAAGCTTTGCGAAGAGCTTGTCCCGCCGGTAGGTATAGGTTTTACGGGGGATTCCGAGGATTTCTGCAATTGCACGTTCCGACTTGCCTTCGCTGACCAGCCGGCAGATCCTTTTGCCGTCCGGGTCAAGCTTTTCAACTTCATCCATGAGAGCCTGCAGCGTTTCGATGTAAATAAGAGCCTCCGCGATATCTGCAGAGTCATCTGCAACGGTGTCAGCAATGGTCAGACCATCGGTACCTGCTATCGGGGCATCGAGAGACACGTATTGGTTCTTCACGCAGTAAGGGCATACGTCACAGTTGGCGTCGCAGGTCCAGAGCTGCTTTCTGGGACAGGTGCAGTTGCCGGAGTCCTTCATTTTCCGGAGCGTGCGCCAGATGGCGTGCTGCATGGTTTGGTAAAATTCCTCAGATACGGGGATGAGAGTGGACTTGTACGGATCGTCAGGATCGCGAAGTGGATAGAAGCGCTGAGGTTCCTGAAATGTGTCGATATCGACTTCTCCGGTTTCTTCTGTTACGAATGTGTTCTCGTTTTGCATAATGCGTCCTTTCTGCCTGAACGCACGGGCAAAGGACACAAAAATAACCGGCCAGCGTTACGCGAAGACCGGTTCCGGAGATTGCCTGAAGTAAAGGGCATGACAAGGAAGGCTACGCGTATCGCATTTCTTCAAAGAAATGAAGAATCGATATGTGTATCCATTGCCCTATACGTAATCAGGCTATGTGATATTGATTTTTTATTTTGAAAACGGACCTTATATCGTAAAAAAAGAAAATCCGGCAAATAAATCCTACTTGAGCAATTGCTCTTTCAGATCTATTTGCCGGATTCCTACGGGTTCATGCCCGTTCCAATTCTCAAAGCAAATTTAATATTTCATACCCGCAAACTTTCCGGTTCATGCCGAATCCGATGCCGGGCGAGGTAAGATTCTAATCTTCGTCATGATACTGTCCCTTTGGGACGTCGGTGAGCTGTATGTAAGCTGTATCATGCAGAATCTTATAATGTATTGTTGACTTGCACTTGGCACAGACGATTTCGGTGTCCGTACCGTCTGCTGAGTTACCTATCCTGCGTCCGCAGTTGGGACAGCAGAGCTTAAACATTCTCTTCTGGTCAGGAAAGACCATCGAGGCGTAGGTGATTAACCTTACGCTGCACATGTTCCCCTGTGTGTGATACTCAATCTTCGATCCGCACTTCGGGCAGACCGCTTCATTACCCGTGACGCCATCGTTCTCCTTGATGATGCGTCCGCAATCCCCACAACAAATGGTTGATTCCATCCTTTGCATCTACCTCCATAATAATGTAAAACCCCTTACGGGATGTAAAATTTTGATTCATAATTACTAGCTTTCTAACTTTCCAGGTCTTTTATTACTCTTATTGCTACACCTTGAATTACGAGATTGTCGACTTCGAAGTCGTTCAGCTCATCGTTCTCCGGGCGCAGTATTATCTTGTGTGTCTTTTCGTCAGGGAGATATCTCTTCAGTGTAGCTTCGTCATTCAGCAAGGCGACTATAATCTGGCCGCGCTCTGCATAGGACTGCTTGCGGATAAGCACAAGGTCGCCATTATCGATGCCGACATTGATCATAGAGTTGCCTTTGGCTCTCAAAAAGAAAAATTCACCCCTTCCGAACAGTTCTTCGGGAAGTCTTACGTACTCTTCGATGTTCTGCTCAGCGAGTATAGGAGTACCACAGGCAACGCTTCCGACAAGCGGTACATTCGGGATTATCCTGCCTTGGCTTTTCTGCCTGAGGGTAGTGATGTTCCTATGCCCTTCATATTCGATGATTCCCTTGGCACGCATATCCTGAAGATAGCGTCCGACACCTGACGTCGAGAGGCCGACGGCATCGGCAATCTCCTTAGTGGAGGGAGAGGAGCCGGTTTCATTCTTGTATTCGTCTATGAAGTTTTCAATCGCAATGTAGGTCTCGGGATTTCTGGTACGCATAGACTGCCTCCTTTTTCTATCGGGGATATTTATCCCCGATAGTTTGTATTATACGAACAGTAGTTCGGAAAGTCAATAGAAAATGTAAAATTTTTTGAGATAAATTTTTTAATGCCTATACCTCGTTGAATATATGCAAAAAAGTGTGTGAACGCAAAGATTTGGATTGTGATTTTGGAGTTTTTAATGTATACTATTAAGGACTGTATTTTGATTCAGTTCGTAGACGTAAAACTCGAGATGCATTGATAATTATACGAGGTGACAGGCATGGAAGTAAGTTATAAACGCTTATGGAAACTACTAATCGACAAAGATATGAAAAAGAAGGATCTTGTCGCAGCGGCTGGAATCAGCCAATCTTCTGTAGCAAAAAATGAGTCGTGGTGAACCAATAAGTATGGAGGTGCTTCTTAAAATATGTGAAGCTCTTCAGTGTGACATCAGTGATTTGGTAGAAGCAGTGCCAATTAAAGAAG